AATACTAGCAAAATGGTTTGGGCTCCTCCTAGCGAATTGCCTGACGAAACAATGGCAAAACAGTACAAGACTATTATCTTGTTCATGGACGAAATGAACAGTGCCGCTCCTAGTGTGCAGGCCGCGGCTTATCAACTTATTTTGAATCGCCGTGTAGGTACTTACCGCTTGCCAGATAACGTAGTTATGGTGGCCGCGGGTAACCGTGAAACTGACAAGGGTGTTACGTTCCGTATGCCTGCTCCGTTGGCTAACCGTTTTGTTCACTTGGAAATGACAGTTGATTGGGATGACTACTTTGAATGGGCGGCTGAAAACAAGGTCCATAAAGATGTAGTAGGTTTCTTGAGCTTTTCTAAGAAAGATCTGTACGACTTTGATCCTAAGTCTAGCTCACGTGCATTTGCTACTCCTCGCTCTTGGTCTTTTGTTAGCGAATTGCTCACAGACGACGATGTTGACACAGATACACTAACTGATTTGGTTAGCGGTTCTGTTGGCGAAGGTCTTGCTCTTAAGTTTATGGCTCACCGCAAACATTCTAGCAAAATGCCTAACCCCTCAGATATTTTGAGTGGCAAAGTTAAGAAGATGGAGTCAAAAGAGATTAGTGCAATGTATTCGTTGACTGTGTCATTGTGCTACGAATTGAAAGATGCTAGCGACAAGAATGCCAAAGATTGGAACAAACAAGTTAACAATTTCTTCCAATTTATCATGGATAATTTTGAAACTGAATTGGTTATTATGGGTACAAAGATTTCTTTGTCTACGTACAAACTACCGCTGGATCCAGATGAAATTGAGTGTTTTGATGCGTTCCACGCTAAGTTTGGCAAGTATATTGCACAAGCTACCGACAAAGAAGATCGTCGTAAATAATCTGATTTAAAGGTATTTGACACCTCCTTCGGGAGGTGTTATAATATATACATACAGTAAAGGAGCAAGCATGTCACATACAGATCCAATTATCGATAAAATTATTGTAGCCCGTGTAGGTCTACTTCTTCGCCATCCGTTTTTTGGTAATCTAGCAACTCGATTGCAAATTAAAGAAGCAGAAGAATGGTGCGGAACAGCGGCTACTGACGGTCGTGCAATTTATTTTAATCGTAAATTTTTTGAACCGCTTTCAATTAAACAAATTGAATTTGTAATCGCACACGAAATTTTGCATAACGTATTTGACCACATGAGTCGTCGAGAAGGTCGCGATCCTCAAATTTTTAACATTGCGGCCGACTATTGCGTAAACGGACAATTGGTACGTGATCATATTGGCGAACATAATATTGAAGGCATTAAAATCTTCCACGACCCTAAGTACTATGGTATGGGTGCTGAAGAAATCTATGATAAGATTTTTGATGAAATGGATGAGCAACAATTACAAGCCCTTGGCCAATTACTAGACGATCATATTGATTGGGGAGATCAAGATCCTAACGGTAATCGCCCTAGCTACAGTAAAGACGAATTGAAAAAGATTCGTGACGAAATGCGTGAAGCAACAGTTCAAGCCGCGCAAGCCGCAGGTGCTGGTAATACTCCTGCAAGTGTACAACGCATGATTAAGGAATTTACAGAACCTAAAATGAACTGGCGTGAAATTATCCGTCAGCAAATCCAAAGTGTTATTCGCGATGACTTTAGTTTTATGCGTCCTAATCGCAAAGGCTGGCACATGGGTGCTATTTTGCCAGGTACTAACTTTAAAGAAACAATTGATATTTGCGTAAGCATTGACATGTCTGGCTCGATCGGTGACGACCAAGCAAAAGACTTTTTGTCAGAAATCAAAGGTATCATGCAAGAGTATCAAGACTTTAAAATTAAAGTATGGTGTTTTGACACTAGCATTTACAACGAACAAGACTACGATGGTTATTCTATGGACGAGTTCGATGAGTATGAGCCAATGGGCGGTGGCGGAACTGAGTTTATGGCCAATTGGGAATACATGAAAGAAAATGATATCCAACCTAAAAAGTTTATCATGTTCACAGACGGATATCCATACGGTAGCTGGGGTGACGAAAACTACTGTGATACAGTATTCATTATCCATGGCAACGACAAGATTGTTCCACCATGGGGCGAATACGCATACTATCAAGATAAGACTAATTAAAAATGACACTTAAAGCAGGCAAACCCAACCCGTTAAATTATTTTGGATTGCGCAGAGTTGAGTTTGCTTGCCCGCATTTCAAATATACTTCATTAGAAAAATTTAATCCGTCCCTAACTAAAGAGCTAGATTACTGGGTTAAGCATAATCTTAACGGTAGATATTATATAGGGCAAGACTTAGCCCTTGATCATACTAATACAATAGTCTATATTACTAAGATTGGATTTGAAATTGAGAAAGAACTTAGTTTTTTCAAGATTGCCTGCCCATTAGTTTTAATGAGATAAATTATATTGTGCTTTTTCAATAAGGAGATATTATGACTGAACAAGTAGAAACACCACAAGAAGAACAACAACAAACCACTGCTCCAGAAAAGGATAGCAGTAATGACTTAAACATTCAAGATTTGAGTGCTATGAAATCTATTATCGATGTAGCAAGTACTCGAGGTGCATTTAAACCCTCTGAAATGTTAATGGTCGGAACCGTATATAATAAACTAAGTGCGTTTTTAGATACGGTGGCTAAACAAGCAGAAGCACAAAAAGCCGCACAATCAAAACAAGGAGCCTAATTATGGCCGATATCAAACACGTAGGTAGAGTTCGCTCTAATGGAAAAAAATGCTTGGTAGTGTTTCGCACACTACCTGGAGATGCATATAGTTGTTTAATTACACCAACAGAAAATCTTCCAGATTCATATCACGATGCTCTTATTAATCTAGTTGAAAGTACTGGTGGCCAAAATGCAAACGAATTTGGAGAAGTACTCGCACGTAGTTTATTTCCAGACGGTAGCATTATGTTGTCTGCTTTGCATACACAACAACGTTTAATCAAAGTATCAACAGATCAAATTGATATGATTCCTAACAGTACAACTCGTGTACAGTTAAGCGAATTAAATCAGATTATTGCTGAACAACAAGGTGTATCTGTAGATGCATTGGCTATTCGATCAAGTATTGCAGAAGCTCCAAGAGCTGAAACAAAGATTGAAGATGTTGCTACTGTACAAGCTGTACCAAAGACTACTGTAGCAGAAACTGATCCTACAACATTTGATAGTCCAGAAGCTGAAGCTAAGTTTTATCGTAGCCAAGCTGACAAACTAGCAAAAGAAGCGGCCGCTATGCGTCGCAAAGCAGAGGAATTGGCTCCGACCAAGAAGAAAGCAGAGTGACGAAATCTGGGAAAACTCTTCCCAAGGATGTAGTTGATCATTGGCCTGAAGTATTTTCGGAAATACAATTAAATGTATTACCATTAAAATATCTTAATGCAGTTCTGATTAATTTTAAAGACGGCAAAACTTGGGAAGTAAAAATATCTGCCGAAGCCCGCAAGGAGGGATGGTCTGTCTTTGAAAAACAACTTCAGGAATTAGTTAAAAATTATGAAGATAACATTGACAACGTTGATTTTAAACTTGATACAATAAGAGTTAAAAAAGACATTGAAAAAGGCACACAACAATTTTTTAAAAAAAGAAAGCTATAAATAATGAATGTTAGACTACTTAGTTACAGTCAGCCAACCGAAGAATTTGCAGGCATGGGTTTACAAGATGCGCAAGAACTCATTGCGTATTGCGCCCGTGTCAGCAATCCCTCCAATCAACTCAACACAGACACATCAGAAAAACTTATCCGATACTTGGTCAAACATCAGCACTGGAGTCCACTCGAAATGGTCAGTGCCTGTATTGAAATCACCACAACAAGAGATATTGCCCGACAAATCTTACGACACAGAAGTTTCAGTTTCCAAGAATTCAGTCAACGATATGCTGACCCTACTCGAGACCTGTCGTTTGTATGTAGAGAAGCACGGTTGCAAGACGAAAAAAACAGACAAAATAGTATAGAGACAGACGACGAGTATTTACAAAAAAGGTGGGAAGAACAGCAGGAGCGGGTGATTTCTATTTGTAAAAATGCGTATGGGTGGGCTATTGCAAACGGCATAGCAAAAGAACAGGCTCGTGCTGTGCTACCAGAAGGCTTAACAGAAAGCCGCTTGTATATGAACGGCACACTTCGTAGCTGGATTCACTTTATTGAATTGCGTAGTGCTAATGGTACACAGAAAGAGCACCAAGAAGTTGCCATTGCTTGTGCTAAAGTGATAGCTGAGATTTTTCCGCTAGCCAGCGAACTTCTAGCCAAGTAAAATCATTTATCTTATTCAATGCCTCCTTGTCGGAGGCATTTTTTTCTCCATAAGCACGACCAGCAAGTGCTCCTGAATATGCATAAAATCCGTAAGGTGCAGAATCATTAAGTGTACACCAAGCATTAAGTCTTTCTAATGTTTCTTCAGAATTTTGTCTATCAATAATGCTACTAGATAATTTGGAACATTCTCTAAATGCACTTCTCCAGGTACTAAAAGGATCAGTATTAAAAGCATTAGTGTTGGCTATCTCTGGCATAGGTTTAAACAACTTACTAATGCTTGTAGTCATATCTATACAACTAGTATCCATATTCATTGTTAGTTTTTTTGGCAATAATTTAACTCCGCCGTTACCGTATACTAACCCATTAACTGGATTTTGACTGCGCCAAACATGTACATAGTCTAGCTCATTATTAGGTACTTGATAGTCAAAATTAAAGGTATCTAGTACTTGTGCATCTCCGTCAACTACCCAAAACATTTTTGTCATAGCCTTTTTTGCGGCCGCAATATGTGCGTTATGTATGCCTACAACGCCGGTTATTCGCTTCAAAGTAGGTGCCGAAAACCTAGATGACAGTCTATTATAGTTTTCTTCTGCATTAAGCTCGTTATAGCTGATAAAGACAATATCGTACATTATTGACGGTTCTTTATAATTCTAGGAGTGTTTACATATACACGTTTAAAAAATGCACTGGCGGCGGCATCCATACTGCCTATTTCTAATTTACATTCATGTCTGAGTGTTTCCCCTAAACCCATTATTTCATAGGGCAACATGCTTTCTTCAATTTTACTATATTTGGTTTGCCATTCGTTTGTAAGCCATTCAAAATCACGTACATTAGAATAATCCCAATCTGTACAGTTTGTTAAGTACGCACCTTCTCTAGCACCGTATATGCTCCACATACCATTTTTTACGTCTTCACCAATATTACACCATATGAGTAAACGCTGATAATTTTGCCACCAGATACTTCGTAAGTCTTTAACCTTTGCACCTTGATCCAATGACATTTTGACGCCTTCACGGAATCCTGCTCTCCATGCTTGGAATGGACTTGCATTGGTAAAACTTTCTGAATAGTTTTCATTAAACTGATAATACTTGTCATCAAAACAAAACTCAACTAGCCCTTTAGTATCATCAGGATCTGAATTTTCATGTGTACGCATATTGTTTACAAATTTGCGAGTCCACATTTTTAGTCCGCCGTTTCCGTACTCCAATCCATTAACATGGACTTTTCCACACCAACTGAATACATGATCCGGTGTTAATCCTAATGCATCTATATCTACCTCAACTTCTAAAAATTTAGGGTCAACAATATTATCAGCATCCACTGTAATAAAGTATTCTGTTTCACTTAGGGCCGCGCAGGCTTTATGAGCCGCATCGCTACCTTTAACTCCGTGTACACGTTTGGCCCACGGTGCTTTAGTCAGTAAATCTGCATAATTCTTTTCAGCATTAGGCTCATCATAGCTGAGGAAAATAATGTCTTGGTCAATTACTTTAATCATGTTTAACTTTCATTCCATAACTTTCAAAAAACGGTAATGTAAATATTGAAACATTTTCAATATCTTTTTCCTCGTCAGTTTTAAACGGTACTAATACTGATCCATTACCTATTAAATTTCGCAACTGCATTTCAATTGTGCGTATTAAAACATTAATGTTATCTTCTTTAGTTACATAAAATATTAATTTTGCATTTAAGCTCTTAGCCCTTGGGTGCTGTGAAAATCGTTCATTGATATTGAATGTCCAGCCTAATTTTGACCATTCTATAGTTAATATATTTTCATTATCATTTAGTCGAACATGTTCAATGATATTGTTTTTAAAAATTAAATCGCCTTCGTTTTTATGTGCAAACTTTAAAGATCCATCTTTATCAAATATTATTTTAAAATTAATAAAGTTATCTTCGCCTTTAAAGAATCTTTCTATTTCTTTAAACTCTACCTGTACAAAATTTTCATAATCTTTTGGTTCGTTAGATAAAGACAACACATCACCTGTGTCTTTATCAAAGTACACATAATAATCAAACACAAATTTCTGATTTAAGATTTCATGTATTTGTTCTTCTGTTAAAAATTCATCTTCATCCATTGGCCAATCTCTTTAATTTTTTAAGTATATCGTCGTCTATAAAATCTTTTTCTACATAATGAAAAAGATAATGTTGAGTTATATTGCCAACTGTTAGTTTTCCTGTTTTTGTAAATGTATAAGGTATAGTATTACGCCAATATGCGGCAGGTAAACTCCAACCTTGAACAGCAGGTTTCATATGAACAAATCTCAACGGACTACAAACATCTGCAGAACTATTATATCCGCAAAGCTCTAATGCAATAGCGGCCGCTAGATCCATGCTGAGCCAATTTTGATAATGCTCACTAGCTAGTTTACCATAACACCATGCCCAGTTGTTTACTACAAATTCTAATACTTTATAAAAGTATTCTGCACGTTCTGATTTTTTAAAGTAATGCAGTGCAAAATAAGTATTTGGCAATTTATTTGCCGTAAATGTTTTTCTATAAATGCTATCTTCTATTACATCGCCTTTATAATTTAGTGCATTACTACAAAATAATAAATCATGATCTTGAGCGTACCACCACCAATCATTAATATCTTGTAGTATTAGCATGTCTGCATCTAAAACTATTGTCTCGTCATACGGAGTAACGTGATAAATTTTCCATCGATGTTCAGCCGCGTATCTACTCTCGGCAGTATTATCAATCCATGGTATAGGTATTATTTGGTCGAATACTTCTTGATATTCTTCTGGCACATTATCATTAGTAATGATGCTGATAGCGGTTTCTGATTGAGTAGCATGTATGCTTAATGCTAGTGCGTATGCCTGTTTGATGTAATCAACATCGGCAGTATTTTGAGCAAGTACTATGAATCCTTTAGACACCGTAACCCTCGTCTATAAATCGTGTTAAACTTTGTTTGTTCATAACGTGAACATCTGTTGCATTAGTACTGATCAAAGTATACTCGCCTGGAAAATGTGCTTTCTCTACTAAAAATTGCATTTTACTATCTTTCATAGTTACTAAAATATCTCTATCTAAAACGTATGTCATTAGACCAGGAAGTTCATGAGCAAAATCACCTTCTGTATTTCCATTCATAATGTGTATAGCAATACTAAATGCAAAATCATTTCGGAATGCTGAGCCGTCTATTTTATATATAATCCTAAAATATTCCCAGTTGTTTTTAATATATTCAATTAAATCAAATAAACTTCTAGTGCTGGCTGTTTTTTCAAAGATAAAAACTGTACCCCAATAAAAAGGAACGCTGTATTGATTAATACGTTCAAAACTACTAACATCTCGCCAGCCAGCTAGGTCAAAACTTTTACGATATATTTGAAAACTATAATCGTTCTTTAGTGCTTTTTCTAACGTGTTACTGTTAATGATAAAATCACTATCGATTACAAGTGTACGATCATATGGCGTAATGTCGTATGCTTGATTGCGTGTTAGATTTTTCCACTCGGCAGTTTTGTAAGCAAGTGTTCCATCATAAAACTTTTTTTGCTGAGTAGTATTTCCAACAATAGGAATTACTTGATCAAAAACTTCAGTATGTTCGGGATAAAATTCTAGCCAGGCTTGACTATCTGTTGCTAGGCTAACTGGTATATTTAAATATTTTTTTACCTGACGTGCCGAAAATATTGCTAACTTAACATAGTCAACACCAACTGTATTTTGAGCAAAAATTAATGCACCTGTTGTCATAGATCTATCAGGTCTTTGACATTTCGTTTGCGTTTGATTTCAGCAAACTTTGTTTGATATTCGTTAACTGCTTCAAAATATACAGATAACAAATTATCTAAAAAATCTTGAACATCTTTAATAATTACAGGCTGATTATTTGCATCAACAAATGCAATGTCTTCGGTATGTCCTAAATCTATTAAATTTTTAGCAAAGTTAATTAAATTGTAGTCAACTTGAAATGTAGCACCGTTGATATAATAAACTAGTTTTTGATTGTATTCTTCAAAAATAACACGTCTTTGATTTGAAAGTGTAGCCATATAATTGGCTACTTCAAATGCTTTTTCTATTCTTTCGTCCATAATAACCTCATAGCATACTTCAGTGTACGCTCATATAGTTATCATGTCAAGATAGTATGGTTATATTTTTAGGTCCAAGAAAGTCCTACAAGTCCGCTTCCGCCGTTTCCGCCTTGACGTCCTTCTAAAACAGCAACAAGTTGAGTACCTGTTACTTTGGCTCCGCCACCACCGCCACCGCCACCAGTATTAGCCGCACCTACAGATCCAACATTATCGCCACCGCCGCCGGTGCCGCCGCCGTATGTACCGGTGCCAGCCGCGTTAGAACCGCCGCCGCCGCCGCCGCCGCCAACCCAGTAATTAACACCGGCGAATGTATATACTTGTCCATTGGCTCCTGTTCCGCCTTGCTCTTGACTTTGCGCATTTCCGCCATTGTTTCCACTACCGCCGCCGCCACCACCAGCGGCTCTCATAGTAAGACCTGAATTTCCACTTGCACTGCCACCGCCGTTACCAGTACCTGATGTACCGCCTGCACCGCCTGTATGAGTGCCGCCGTGTCCAGTAGTACTTCCAGTACCACCGCCGTTACCTGCATAGGCTGTGTTACCACTAAAATTAGAATTATTTCCTGTGCCGCCACCAGAACCACCAGCACCGACATCTAAATAGTATAACTGGCCTGGATTTGTAGGTGTAGCAAATACTCGTGTTTGGCCGCCGCCTCCCCCGCCACCTGCAAACGATCCTCCAGATCCACCACCTGCAACTACTAGAACACTAACTTGTGTTACTCCTGGTGGACATGTCCAAGTTTGTTGTCCAGTGTTTGTAAAAAATGTACTACCTACTGGTGTTTTAGATGTGTCGTTAATTGTAACAGTTTGCGATGAAAGTCCGTTATTAAGAGATACCGTAAATGAAGTAACTCCGTCGGTAAATAAATTGTTAGCAATCGTCCAACTAACCGATGCAGACCCGCTGTATACTGTGAAATAACCAGTTAATCCTCCAGAACTAAATCTGCTGGCAGTTACTCCGGTTACTGTATAAGTTACTGCTGTTCCGTCTGCTACGTTTTGCGTTTTTAACGTCATTGTAACTGTGCCGCCTTCATCGACAACATATTTGTCAGCTACTAGTCCGTATGTGCCGCCTACACCGTTTTGTAAATCTCCAAGTAAAGTAACGTTTGGTTGTGGAACTGTTACATATGATCCTGTAGGTCTCCAAAGTACTGTAGTTTGAGTCACTATGCCATCAACTGGTTCGTCGGATCCCCATGGAGGATTTGGTTGGCCAGATAAATCATTATATTGAAACTGTATGTCTAACGATGTTCCGGCATACTTTGCAAGAATTCTAAATTCGTTAGCAGAGTATGCACCAACTAGGCCGGATCTTAAATATATTGTTTGATAAGTTCCATTTAGGTTAAAAAATCCAATTGATCCAGACGCTGTTCCTTCACTGCCTTGAGCAAGATAGGTTGACGTTGGGCCAAGTGTAATTGTTCCTGCCTGTGCTAACATAGTAGCCCATGTATTATCTTTAACAGTTGAAGCTACGCCAAACGATCCAGTTAGACTTGCCGCAAATTTTACTAAACCCCCAGCATTAAAAAATGCTCGGGCAGAAGGTAAATCTCCAAAATTTAAACTAACTGTGCTGTAAATATTACCGTTCCATGCGGCTGTACGAACTGCGGTATTAATTAATTCTTGTGAATACTGATTACTTCCTAAACTATCACGATATGTTGATAGGATATTTGCATAGGTTAAAAACTCTTGTCGTAAAGCTTCTGTAATTAAACTGGATGTAGTTGGAAGTGTAATATTATTGCTTTCAGCGCCGTTGCCAGTTTGGTGGCCACGGGCACGAATCATATCTGATCGTAAATTAGTCCATTGTGCTAGTGTTACTTTGTTACCAACAGCAACTTGACTGCTGGACAAAATTTGATTATAACCATATCTAGGAGCACTGTCGGTAGGAGCACCCATCACTTTAGCTACAATAGCTTGTATTGTATTAAAATCTCCTGTTACGTTTGCAGTAATAACATTACCGACTCCCGGTCCTAATGTTGGCACTTTTGAACTCCTCTTTTTATATAATTATCTCTAGCAATTACCTTGCCAAAAATTTAATTAGGCTATAGATGTTACACTAACCGGAGGAACAATTACAGATACATTTGAACCGCTTGCACGGGTAGCTGTAAAATTAATTCCTAAAATACCATCCACGTTTTCATCTATGCCCCATGGTGGAGTTGCTGTTGAATCATCCTGAAATCTAACTGTTAATATCAATACTGAACTAGCCGCATCTCTACGTGCAAACACATTTAATACGTTAGCTGAATAAGATCCGCTAGGTGCTTGCTTACTAAACACTAAACGATCTGTAGTAGATAATCCAAACCATCCTATTGGATAATGCTGACTTGCATTAGGATTATAATCTGCAGGAGTTTGTATTGTGTCGTTGGCTCTAAAAGCAATAGTACCAACTTGTTGGAACATTACTTGCCACGTTTGATCTTTTAACACTGACGAAGATCCAAAACTACCAGTCAATGATGGTGTTACTTCAAACTGACTACCGCTATTGAAAAAAGCACGAGCTGAATCGGCCGACGGGAAAGTGTATGTTGCTATAGATTGAATATTGCCGTTCCATGCTACAGTTCTGTTAGTACTAGTAATTGCTTCGTTTGGTGTTAACTGATTAGCCGCTACTGTTTTTATACCAGTAACTAGTGTTAGTGTAAATGTTGCTCCACTAACTGTAGTACTAGCAGATTGTGTTAATGTTAATGATATACCAGGTACTACACTTGCTACCGTGGTATTGGCTGGAATTCCTGATCCAATAATTGTTGCACCAACCATAATTACCTGTGCATTTGCAGATGATACAACATTTGACGAGTTAGTTGTAGCTGTTATGGTTATTGTAGGATTATATGCCGCAATGTATTTGGCATTTGCATAAGCAAGGTACTGTGCTCTTACTGCATCTGTTAAAACACTACTTATTTTTACTGTACGAGATGTATCAAAAGTTCCCGGATCAGTAGGATAACTTAAAGTAATAGTTGAAGTAGAACTAGCAGTAGAAGTAAAAACTCCGTTGTAACTAGGATTAGCACAATTTTGTATTTTATAAGGAGCGCCTACAGATGGAGGAGATGCGGTAGCAGGATTAAATCCAAATGTTACTAAACACGGACTTGATCCTGATTTAGTAATAAAACTACTGATATTTCGAGGATCTAAGTCTCCAGGAATTATTAAATTATTTCCCTCTGTTGCAGAGCCAGTTTGATGAGCGCCAATCTTTAGTAGATCATTTCGTAAATTGACCCAGTCAGTTAATTTGAATGGGTCACCTGGCCGCACTTGCGAGCTTGATACTGCTTGTCCGTAACCATATTGTCCAGACCCAGTGCCTAATAATGTTTGTGCTATGTTTTGAATAGCATTGTAATCTGCGGCTAATATTTTTGTTCCAGCACCTGGCATAATAAATCCTTATAGTACCAATACTTCAATAGTTTTTTCAGCAACATCATCGCTGGACTCTAATGCTATTGCAAAAACATCTGTTGCTGTATGAGCAAATTGTGCGGCACCATTAGAACCAGCAACTAGTCGCTGACCTTTCATTATTGGGCCAATAACTTTACAAGGAACACGACCTTTCAATGCAATATAAGTTCCGCCTTCTAGTCCGCTATTCATCATATAAGCTGGATTTGCAGAAACAACGCCAATTGCTCTGTCACCTACTGCACAAGCAGTTACTTCTTTTGCTCCGCCAATTGCTACAACTGTACCAACTAAGTAGTCGGCATCTGCTAGATATTTTTCTGCTAAGTCAGCGTAGTCTGCTGAACTTGCAATACCTTGGAATACGTTTGCATAAATGTCAGCATTTGAATCACGGACTGCTACTGTGCTAGCGGCCGCTACAGTATTACCTGAACGATATAAACCACTAACTGTTTCTAATATTTGATTTGATTGCGTAACAATACCACTAAATGATGTTGCGTACACTGTGTTAAAAACTTTATTTGCGGCGCCTAAGTTTGTAATGTTATTTTCACCAGGAACGATATCTGCACCAACTAGTGACAACGGTGTTTTTGTAACGCCCGCTACTGTTGTTTGGAAATTAACTGTATTTCCTAGTACGTTAGCAATAGTTGGTGTTGAACCTATAATGCTAACTGATAAATTATTAGAATTTCCAACAGTAAAACCTGAATCACTAAAGTGGATTGGTGTTGCAAAACTTGTAGTACTTGCTCTTAAATATTCGCTAGCCGCAATTCCACCTAGTTTATCTGAATTACTTGCTGTACCCCAGAAACGTTGGTCGCCAGAACTTGTAACTCCTAGCGTACTACCAATAGTACTATTAACTAAAGTTATACCTTTGCCAATTTTTGAAAATCCGCTAATGGAATTTAAGGCTGTATTAAGTATGAATTCATCAGCACTAATGATGTACATGATTTGACCATTAGTTACTGCTTGTATAATTGAATGTGTTGCACCAACATCATCTAGAACACTTATACTTTGCATCTGTGTTGTGCCAGCGCCGGCAACACTTTGTGGTCCAACTAAAGTAAATGTAGTACCGTTCCAAACATAAACCTGTTTATTTGCTGTGTCATACCAAAATTCGCCAGGTGTGAGTCCTACTGGAGCTGATGCACTTGCTTCTGCTCCGCTAGCAACACGAAATTTACTGCCGTCATAAAATTTTAATTTACTATTGGCGCTATCAAACCAAATTTGGCCTGAAAGTGGGTTTGGGGGACTAGTACTATTGCTAAAATTTTCTAGCAAAAATACAAAATTTTCATTTTGAACTTCACCATAGCCAGCATAATTTTTACCTATCAGCTTAATTGATAGTGTGCTATCTATAGTTCCGTCAGCTACTACAGTTACCTGCGAGCCGTTAAATCGATTAATGGTGTATGACATCAGTTATTCCTCATTCCTAATATTTATCGTTATATGCTAGTGTTACCATGTTGTTAGCGCGGCACGTTTCCAGGTATTTACTGCTGTACAGACATAAATGTAACTTGTATCCCAGCCAATTTGTCCTGGAATTCCTGCGGCAGATGAACTAGCTGGAGTCAACGGAGTTGTTACGGTTACATACGTTCCTTGGACAGTTAAATTTCCGCGAATATTTGCGTTGCCGCCAACATCCAAAGTTGCTATTGGTGTGCCAACAAATATACCAACTTGTTGTGCCGACGAAGAAACAAACATTGCCGGAGATAAGCCCGATCCTGAATTTACATTAATAGCAAAATTCTGTCCTATTGTAATAGAATTTAAGCTAAATTTAGAACTATCAACCCTAATATCACTGTTCTGCCCTGGGCCTAGGACCAGCGGAGTAACGTTTGTAATTACTATTTTGTTAGAAGTTGTATTCTTACCAGTCGAATCTCCAGTATTAAGGAAATTTTCAGCTGTCTTAATTGTGCCATCTGCGGCTATTAACTGTGTTGCAGACAATGCGGGAACTTTAAATGTAATTCCGGCATAATTACTAGCATTAAAACCAACAGTAATTGTTCCACTAAATCCAGAAGGTGGCACTCTAGGTGTAAATTCATCTAAACTAAAAATACCAATAAGAGTTTTTTTCAAATACAACGATAATACTGTGTGGTTAACACTATAGATATCAGTAATAGTAGTTGTCTGAAAGCCAGACAACCCTTCGGTTGAAGTATATATTGGACCAGCTAATATATTTGCTGTTCCATCATTAAAATACATTTGTTGATTAGTACTATCAATCCATATATCACCTGTGGCGATTGTTGACGGAATAGTTTTAGATACTAAAGCACCTCCAGATACCCTAAACAAACTGCCGTCATATACTTTTAATCTGCCCTGACTTAAATCAAACCATAATTGTCCAATAATTGGATTGTTTGGAGGACTAGTGTTTGCAAAATTTTCTAATAATTTAACAAAATTTTCGTTTAATGCAGTACCATAACTAGCTGAGTTCTTGCCAATTAATGTTAAATCGGTGGTTATTTGGTCAACTTGACCGTCTACAATTTGTGTTAACTGATCACCGTTAGTTTTTAATATTGTATAACTCATTATGCAAGTACTCCAGTATAAATGATATAATTAATTGTCAAATACGGATTCATAATATTAATCGCTTGTCCTGTGCTGTCAGCTACTACACTTCCGCTAGTAGAAAGATATTGTGCTTGTCCTGCGGCTTGGCCGCCTGGTCCTGGAAGTGCATCGCTATCGTCAGGATTACCTGCAATGTTCCTTACAGCATAATATTGATTGCCAGCCGCGCCTTTCAACGAGTGTCTATGATCAGGAATATTAGAAGTTGTAAGAGTTGTTTTATCAGTACCTAACGAACCACCAAGTTGTCTAGCAAATTGATTGTCTACTCGTCCTGCAGGACTTGAAACTGTATAAATTGCAATGCCTGCTGGTGTGTTAACCTGAATTGAATTGTTCATATTGTCCTGACCTAAAGCAAATCTTCCTCTAAGGTCAGGCAAGCAGAATGTTCCAGCACCAAGCAATTGAGCAGACGGTTTATATGTAAATTCAATTATATTAAATAATTCGCTATATTGAGACTGTAATACTTCGGAACCATCACATAGTAAATAACCTGCTGGAATTTTTGTAGTAATACCTGCAAATGGAAATATTGCGCCAACTGGTACTACTGGAAAACTCTGTGTAAGATTTGCAACTGTGATTTTTTTCAGGCCAATTTCAGTAGGACGATGTAATAATAATTCGTCTGTTCCTAATGTAGTTGATACTTCTGTTTGATTAAATGCTGTGCTAGTTAGCGAAGTATTAAATGTAATTGTTTGATTTTGTCCATCAAAATCTGTAGAATCAGTTACAGCATTAATGACATCGCCAACCATTGTAAATTTAGTTGGGCTTGCTAGTTTTGTTGCGCTACCGCTTACACTACCGCTAAATCCTCCGCTAAATGTTCCGTTGAAACTTCCCCAGAAATTTGTAGCGTATACATTAGCAAATGCGATTCCATTTTCATCAGGATCTGATCCAAGATTGTATGTATTGTTTGTTGTTGGAATAATATTTCCTGCAATATTTTGTATTCCATTAACTTTGAGTCCTTGTATTTCTGTTAGACCGCCTACATATATGCCGCCTGCTAAAGAAAGACTGTCTATTTCAGTACTTGTTAATCTAAGTTTAGTTGCAGAAATTGCACCATTAACATCTAAAGGAACTGTTGGATTTGATTTGTTAATACCAATATAACTACTTGGATCTAAATGTAATACTGTTTGATTAGTTCCGTTAACATTAAGTTTAAAATCAATACTGTTACCGCTCTTGGCATAAAATGTCGCCGCATTAGTTGCAGTTTCTGTATAAAGTGTAAGTGATCCAGTATCTGTTCCTACTGTCAAACCTGCGGCAGATCGTATGGTCAACGAAGAATTGGTTGTGCTTGGCTGATCACTACGTAATAAATTGTCTACTGTAACACTTGTTGCGCCGGCTGTTAGGCTGTCTGCCTGAGTTGAAATGCCATTATATTTGTAAAGTTCTCCGCTACTGGGTTTAAATAAATTTGAACCTTTATTAATTGTTGTAAATCCAGTCTGTGTTGATTTAGGTGTAAATGTTTGATTACTAATAATCATAACACGGTTATTTTCAACATAGATACTTTGTACTGTGTGAGAAATATTTTGTGTATCTACAATTTGTTCTAACTTAGGACCAGTTTGAGATCCTTGACTAAAAGTTGGGCCAACTAACAACCAGTTACTACCTGTAAATAAACTTAACTGCTGATTAATTGTATCAACCCAAAGGTCGCCTTGAATACTTGATGATACCGATGGTATGCTTGGAGATTTTTTCACGCCGCCTGCTGATACCCAACCATTTGCTGTTCCATCAATATTAACTTTTAGTTGACTTACATCTACAGTATTGTCAAACCATAGTTGTCCTTGTACTGGATTAACGGGTTCTGATGGTCCTGCAAAATTTTCTAACAGATGTAAAAAGTTTTTTGCAAGTACTGGCCCGTATCCTGAATAATTTTTGCCAACAAATGTAACATCTGTTTGAGTGTTGACTGTTTGATCCTCAACAGTGATTGGAGGTTTTAGCGGATTGTTTGATTCAGTAAATGTTACTTGATATGACATTTATTAAACTCCCGCTAGGCCGGTAAGGCTTTGAATACGTACAGTATAATCCACCTGGATTAAACGGTTAAGAGATTTTTGTACTGGATTAAAAATGACATGTGTTAATAGTAATCCGTTGCCATTAGGATTATAACTTACTAATCCTAATTCATCGAAGACAAATGCATCATTCGTATCATTAGCATTATCGAATGCTTGTTGGTTTGAAGGCTCACCGTAATCTAATAAACAGGTTACAAACAAATCAGTGTAGTTTGTTCCTGTCACATGGCGGGTTTCTAAATAATTTCGTGTTGGATCTGTATTATTACTACTTTGTCCATCAACTACTTTTGCATAAGTTTGATTATATAGACTAGCATTACTACCCGAACTGTTTGGTGTTAAGTATGTAATAATTCCTGTTGGATCCACTGCTGTGCCACCGTTACCAAATGCCATTTGATAAACTGTGCCGCCTTTGGTACTATTGGCCATTGTTTGGGCAAGGGCAATACTCATATTTTCATAATGAATAGCATTGCGTTTATTAATATAAACTTCCTGGCTTACAGGATCATATATTTTTATATGCCCTTCTACGTGGATTCCGGTTAAATCTTTACCTTGCATAGTAATCTCTCTTTATTCTATATTTATGTAATATCATAATGTGCTAGTTTAATCAATTAACCTATTACAGCTTTAATCACTGCAAAATTAATTACAGGAGCATCTGCTGATGCAACAGCGTTAGGTGTATAAACGCTAATTGTAAACGAACCAGTCCCTACTGCGCTAACTGTGCAGAAATAAATTCCTGATCCAGATTTTTGACTTAAAATAATCGTATCTGTAGCGGCTACTGTTGTGTTTGTAACTATAAATGATGTAATTTGCCCTGCTGTTGCTGTGGTGTTAAACAGGGTAATAGCACCGTTAGTTTTGTTCAAATCTACAGTAGTAGATCTATTAGTACTTTGAGTAACAGCACCGCCAGATCCTGTGGCAAATCCTAGTGTACCAGCGCCGTTAATTGCAACTCCGCCTGGAAT